AAATATCGTTAGAAGTTGTAATTGTTAAATCTGTTCCATCTCCTGCTATATTTTCTCCAGCATCACCGAATTGCACAAAAGAATCATTTGCTAAAATAACATCATGGTTAAATGTTGCCGAACCAGCAGCTGACATATCTAAAGTTAAAGCTGTAATAGTTGACCCACCGTCATTACCTTTAAATATCGTGTCTTTATCAGATACTAATGATGTAATAGTTAAATCATCATCAGTCATATCTACCTGACCAATATCGGTTGAACCATCTTTAAATTTTATCTGATCACCATCAGCGTCTAATGTAATATCTCCAGTAACATTTACTGTAACTGAATTAGGATCAATCTGTATGGTACTCGCAGATGAATTAAGACTTATAGAACTACTACTTGCTACTGTTAAATTACTTCCATCACCTTCAATCTTTTCACCATCATCGCCAAATGTTAAACCAACGTTTGCTGGAATGTTAATATCTGTTGTAGCTGTTAAGTGTAAATCATTAGATGAATTTACTGTTAAATCTGTTCCATCACCAACTATGTTTTCACCAGCGTCACCTAATCGTAAAATACCATTGTTTCCTAAAATAATATCGTGATTAAATGTAGCCGATCCAGCATCACTACCATCAAGTGTAAGCATAGTAATATCAGAAGTATTATCAGTTCCTTTAAATATAATATCTGTATCATTTGCTGTAGCATCAATTGTAATGTTTCCAGATGAAGTTGATAAAGTAACTGCTGCATCACCTATTGCAATATCATCTGCTGCTATACTTGAAGCTGTAACACCAGCTTGAAAATATGTTTTAAATGTAGCGGCAGTTGTCAATCTCATTGTACCACCATCATTTGTAATAATTCCATCGGCATCTGCAACTGCAGTTGTTCCTGTTGAAGTGCCACCATCTATTAAATTAATTTCTGCTGCCGTTGCCGTTACATTTGTTCCACCAATATCTAATGTTGTTACAGATATTTCTCCGGCAACTGTTGCAACACCGTCCGCTAATGTAATTAGATCTGTGTCATCTGTGTGACCAATTGTTGTGCCATTAATAATTACATTATCAACTGTTAAAGTTGTAAGTGTACCAACAGATGTAAGATTAGGCATTGCTGTAATTTCATCATCAAAGTATGCAGCTAAATCTGTAACTGCAACTTGCACCATTGTACCGTTGTCGTTTAATACAACTCTATCTGCATCAGCGACTGTTGTAGATGTGGCTGACGTTCCACCATCAACAATATTTAATTCTGCTGCAGTTGAATCAACTGCTGCAAGTTTAGTTAAATCTGCTTGTACTAATCCAGAAACTCCATCTAATAAATTTAATTCTGCTGCTGTTGAAGTAATTGCTGTGCTTCCAAAAGTAAGTCCACTTTCTGGTACAACTATGCTACTTCCTGATTGCGCTGTAAAAGTATTTGCTGTAAATTGAAAATCATCTGCTCCTGCAATTTTAATATCTATCTGGTCATCAGTATCTGCTGTAATAGTTGTATCACCATCAGCATCTAAAACTAATTCTCTTCCTTCAATATCAAGTGCTCCACTAAATCCTGCATCAACAATGTTAGTTCCGTCTGAGTATAATAATTTTGTAGTTTTTTCTGATACACCAAAAGTAATACCAGTTCCTGATGCTGTTTTAAATTGTACAGTATACGCACCTGATGTGCCGTTTGTTACAATGTAAACTTTTTCTACAGAGTCAGGTACAGTTACAATAGAGTTTCCTGTTATTGTACCCGTTAGTTTTATAACAGCGTTTTGTGCTGTTGCTGTAGATGCACCATCTGTAATACTTAATGCTAATGTACCACCACTAGTTACTGCTTGTTCTACGTAACCAGAAATGGCTGTGTTAACGATGTCTAAGTTGGTATTAGTTTTATCTCCCCAAGTACCGGCGTTCTCGCCAGTTGCCATTTTTTCTATACCAAGTGTTGTAAATGTTGATGCCATAATTTAATTCCTTAAGGTGTTGGAGAGTTAACAGGTATTCTAATAGTACCATCAGTGTAGTCATCTCTTCGTCTTCTACCTAATTGTTCTCCTCCAAATTTTTCTATTTCTTGTTTATATTTTTGTTCGTAAAGTTGCAACATATCCATTGGTCCTTTTAAAAAAGCATATGCTTCAGCTAGACAACAATATAGCAGACCATTTGGAAAATTTAAACTAATATAACTAGTTTCATTATCTGTTGCTTCTAGTTTTGTTGGCATTACATCGTAATGAATTTGATATTCGTATGTTGAATCTGGTACAGGAGATAATAAAATAGCGCCTGAAGTAGAACTAGTATTACCTGTTCCACCACCTTTCATAGCATAGTATTTAGGTGTTCCACTATCTGTGTTTGCTGATACATATTCTTCTAAAAATGTTATGTCTCTTTTTTCTAACCAAACGTTAGCACCAGTTGTAACTGATGTTGATGTATAAACTTGCACACCTCTTACATCTAAAGCTCCTGCAGGTAAATTTACAAAATCTTGATTGGTAACTAAATTACCTGTAGTCGATGCTCTATAAGCATCAATAGGTGCATCTCTTGCAATTCTATATTCTGCATTTAAAACTATATTTTCTATAATTGAATCTGACAATACAGTGCTAGAAACTTCGGTATAGTTTCTAATTTGTGTTCTTAAATCTGTGTAACTAATTCCTGACATATTATGCTGTCAATGTTGCTGGACCAGCCGAACAACTATTGCCTCCTCCTGATATACTACCTGTTGTAGCAGTGTTTGTATCTACAGTAAAGTGATAGAAATTTGTTGTGTTAGTAATGTTTCCGCTTGAATCTCTTTTACCAACTGTGATAGAATATCCTGCAGCTTTTGCTAAATTAGCTCCTGTTATTCCATCAAAACCAACTGGATTTTCAAAACCATCTGGATCAGATGATGTGTGAATAGGTCCTCTAAATCTTACAGTATCACTTGTTGATCTACCATGAGATTTTTCAAATACATTTATAATACCTGATGAAGCTGCAATTGTTTCAAAAGGATCAGGGCTCAAGATTCTAGAGACTTCATTTTCTGATCTATCTGGTCTAGCATTAGATAAACCAATACCTTCTCCAGATTTAGAACTGATTTCTAATTGAGGATGTTTTTCTTCATATTCTGAAATGTGAACAAAATGACCATTCCATTCTTTAATCATTTCATTATATGGAAATTCCATTCCTGATCGGTCTGATATTGCTTTTGCGTATTTTCCTTTTGCGAATGCCATTATGCTCCTGGATAATAAGTTTTAGGTGTTATGTGAGTACTAGAAGCAGAGCCATCTTCTGATAATGCTCTTGCTAATTCGTCTTCATATAACAACTTCATTTGTTGAACTAATTGTGGATTAAATTTTTGTGCTAAATAAAAAGCTAATCCTGAAACCATACAAGGTACAAACCTATATGGCACATCTGTTGCATCTGTATAAGTTGAATCAACATCTTGTATTCTTTTTATATAATAAAAATGCATATCTTTAGATGCATTAGTTGAATCTGCTGTTGGGTAAACAGTAATTGTTGTTTTATCAACTAATCTTTGAACAAAATATTGGGAAGGTGTTCCTTTAGATAATTTATTTGCTAAAGCAGAGTATTGAGATCTAGAAATTTTTGTAAGAGAAGAATCTGCTTGATCAGTTGCAGTTCTATCAGCTCTTAAAGTTGCTTCAAGAACATCTGCTACACCATAAGTATTAGCAGGATTTGTAACAGCACTTGTGCCATCACCTGTTGCTCTAAAAAAATTATACTCAGCTTGACCTTCAATTAAATCAATATTAGCTTCACCTACTTCCCAATAGTGTAAACCTCTATTACCCCATTCTTGAAACATTATATTTAAAGAACGTCTTGCTGATTTTAATTGATATCCAGAACTTACTTGTGAACCTATACGCTCATAGGCTTCTGCAATTATTTCGTCAACTGCAAAAGTTTTATCGAAAGTAACTGTGCCGGAAGTTGTATTGGCCATTAGTTACCCTCCTTAATAAATTTTTTGAAACTCTGCTATGATTGTGTACATGTTACCAGAATCAGCTGCGCCTGGTACAACAAGATTAACATCACTTTGATTACTGTTACTAGATTTATCTGCTGGTATTCCACCAAATTCTCTAAAGTCCCAATATCCTGCTCCAGTTAATCCAATAATTGGAATATCTCCATCAGAGTCTTCTTCATCTAATCTAGCATAAGAGTCTCCTCCATCGCCACCTTGACAAGAATACCAAACTCTAAGTAGTCCTAAGTGAGCTACTGCTGTTCCGTCTTCTCTAGCATCTAATGCTGATACATCTCCAAAAACTGTAGTTGCACCTGATCCGTCTGATTGATTTACTATTTTAATAACAACTCTTTTGTCGTTTTGTTGTAGGATAGTTGGTCCTGTTACTGTGTCTGCCATTGTTTCCCTCCTTAATTAAGAA